AATAATTTGTTAATACTTTGTTCATAATTTATCCTTTATTTGTTAACAACTCCATGATACAATAAAAGAAAAACTCAAGGAGATATAAAGAAATGAAAAGACCTAAAGACGGCATTATAAATAGTAAGCTAACACCATATGAAATGTTCCAATACGCAATGTTAGTGCAAGCGGTATCCGATATTAAAACGACAACATGGTATAAGTTGCCACGAGGTGGAATGGAGTGTAGCTACAAAGAAGGTGCTGAGGCTGTGCAGTATATTGTTTTAGTCTTGATAAATCACGGCTACAATGAAAAGGAAATTGGCAACATTTTCAGAGAAATTACACCACACAATTATAAATATGAAATTGTAAAAGAAGAATTAAAGAAAAGAGGTATCGAATTATGAAACAGACAGAAAGTCAAGCAAAGTATTTCACACGTTGGCACTATGATTCTATCGAAACCACTTCTAGTAAGTCAGAATATATCGCCCGTGTTGGCAAACTTGCCAACGTTGCAAACAAGCGCGCCAAAACACTAACAACAGCAATATCAAAAGGCAGAATCGCAGAGGATAGAACAGCCCTTTTCAGATACCAGGATGCGGTTGATTATTTTAATAAGCACGTTTCTTATAACGCTTCTTATGTTTCAACTGGTAAAGCTGTATATAAAGATTTTTCAATTCGTGAGTTGAGAGCACTTGAAAACAAGCTTTTGCACTATCTTGAAGCAAAAGCTTCAACAGCAAGAGGCAGTATTGAAGTAGAAAACAAGCGTGTTGCAACATTTAAGGAGCGTTACGGAGTTGATATATCTAAACTTAGCAAAAGCATTCGTGACAAGCTTTTCAATACGTTGCATTATTTGTCAGATAAAAAATATGCACAGCTTTCGAGCGATCAAATTGTTACACTGTTAACAGAGTCATTAAATACAAACAATAGAGAGGGCTTACAAGAACTTTTTAAAGCATCCGAAGAATTATACCCAAATTTAAAAGACCAGGCAGAGTTTAGAGTCGCGATTATACAAAATAGTTCCCTATCATGGAAAGATAAAGCGAGAGAATTTAAAGCGGCAAACAAACTATATAAAAGCAATCGAGCGAAGCCAAAACCAAAGTCTATAAAACAGGAGTTATAAATTATGATTGTTCAATGTTTAAATAGGTCAAACAAATATGATGATATAGAAGTAAAGTCAGTGACGGACTATGTTCCGTCACATGGCTTTTCATTGCACAAACCTTTATGCAAAAAGAAAGACAGTCCCTATTATATAGACCAATTTGGAACATTTGACATTGAAACAACATCACGGACACGGATTGAAAAAGATGATCAAGGCGAAGAAGTCACAAAGCCTATTGATGCTTTTATGTATGTTTGGTCAGCTTGCATTGATGGAGAAGAAGTAGAGGGCAGATATTGGAAAGATTTTATTGTTTTACTTGATAAAATTCAAGCCTATTATAAGACTAGTGAGTCACGTTATTTTGTAATTTACGTTCACAATCTGCCTTTTGAATTTTCTTTTATGATTGGCTATTTAAACGATTATAGCGAAGTGTTCGCAACTGGTAAACGTAAACCGCTTGTATGGCGCTTAAAGAAACGTGGTATAGAACTGAGGTGCAGTTATAAGCTCACAAACATGTCGCTTGATAACTTCACTAAAAAAATGGCTGGATGTACGCACATAAAAGCAAAAGGCGATTTGGACTACTCACTTGTAAGACATAACGAAAGTTATATCAATCCTATAGAGTGGGGATATATAATCAATGATACTTTAGGACTATGGGAAGCACTAACATACATGCTTACAAAAGATGGAGATAAAATTGCAACAGTACCTCTAACAAGTACCTCTTATGTGAGACGTGATATGAAAAGAGCTATAAGAAAAGGCACTACCACCAGGCTGTTAAAGAAAAAGTTAGCTTTAACAGACAAAACATATAAGCTTTTAAAAGAGGCTTTTCGTGGCGGTGATACTCACGCCAACATGATAAAGTGCGCTAAAATCTATCATGACGTTTATAGTTTCGATGCTAGCAGCATGTATCCGGCTATGCTTCTTTTGATGAAGTTTCCGGTGACAGCATTTGAAAAAATGCCCGTAACATCAAAATGTTTAAAATACATAAAAAGTAAAGAGCTTGCATGGATAGCACAAATAAAGCTTACAAATGTAAGACTTAAAGAAGATCAATACAACCCGTATCTATCTATAAGCAAATGCCGTAATTTGCAAGGTGTCGACCCTGACAATGGCAGAGTGTGGAAAGCAGCAGAGCTTGAAACAACAGTGACAGATATAGACTATTCGATCATTGACGAATGTTATGATTTTGACACCATTGAAATTATAGAGGATACCTTATATACTGCAAGATATGGATATATCCCTGATGATGTGCGTTCTGTTATCATGGAATATTTCACAGCAAAAACAAAACTTAAAATAGCCGTGAAGCATACAGCCCCAAATAGCAAAGAGAGGGAAGAGGCGGAGTACGATTTAATGAAAGCCAAAAATAAATTAAACGGCATTTATGGCATGGCAGCAACAGACCCTGTTCATCCTATAATGATATATTTGGAAAATGAATGGCAAGAATTTTCATATGCAAGGTATGAAAATGATATTGCATATAAAGAAAAAGTTGATGCAAGCGGCTTTTCGATACCAGATGAAAAAAGCATTGCAGAGCAAAGCGAAAAAAGCGTTTTGCCGTATGTTTGGGGGGTATATACAACTGCACATGCACGTAAACATTTACGTAGAATTTTAGCATGTGCGGAAAGTAGCTATATTTACTGTGATACAGACAGTTGTAAAGCAACTCATTTCAATTTTGACAAATTGACAGAATTAAATAATTGGATATATGAGCTGTGCGAAGAAACTAATACTTTTGTTGACATTGACGGCAAAAAATATTATATCGGATATTTTGACTGTGAAAGTGATATAAAATCTGAAAATAGGTATGAACCAGAATACAAAGATTTTAAAACTTTAGGTGCGAAGAAGTATTGTTTTAACGCGTATAAAGAAACAAAAGATAAAACGTATTTTGGTTGTACTATATCGGGAGTTAAAAAGGCAAGGGGTGTAGAAGTAATTAAAAACCTTGATAACTTTAGAGAGGGGTTCAAAATAAAGAATAGTGGTGGTTTTCAAATTTGGTATAATGACACCGATACTATCACAAAAACAAAAGTTGTTGATTATCAAGGCAAAGAAGCAATAACAGAGTATACAGGCTATAGTTGTATGATAGCTCGCAATTATGAGATAGGTTTATCAGATGATCAAATCAAGAATTACACTATAGTCGATGAAATAGTAGAGTAAATAACGTTTTATTTGCAAAACTTTTGTAAATAAGTTATTATATACTTGTAAAGGATAATAACCTTAAATAAAAGAAAAGAGGATAACGAAAATGAGAATTGAAAGACAATCAAGAGAATTTGACAAGAAAGAAATGTTTAAGATGGTAAATGACAATCATCTGTTAATGAAGAATTTGCCAGATGATACTATCGTAAATGTTACAGATTATGTACGCTATACGACAGATGATGATAAGGAAGTTGCTGTTTTTTATCATACAAACATTGAGACGGGTGAAGTTGTAACAATTGCAACGTCAAGTCCAACTGTGATCAAGACGGCAGAAAATGCCTATGATTTTATGGAGACTTACAATTTACAGTTTAAATTGACAAGATCGCAGAGTAAAGCTGGTAGGACTTATATGAATTTTGAGCTGGTATAAGGTATGAAGGGAAGTCAAACGACTTCCCTCTTTTAAGTTAAAGAGGTGATAATATGAGTTTATATAAAGAAAACGGGTATTTGAATTATAAATATATTTGTGAAGTTGGACAGCGATATATAGATATCATAGGCGGAAGAGGTATTGGAAAATCGCATTTGATATGTGATATCTGGAATGATAGGCACTTCCCTATTTTATACGTGCGTAGAACAAACGTTGCACTTGAGAACAGCTTTTCGACTATAGGCGACTTTGTAAAACCAGACTGGTTTGGAAAAGATATTCGGTTGAAATATAACGACAAAAAAGGATACGGCAAAGCGTATCTGACAGATGAGGACTTGCAAAACGATAAACCTTTTATAGTAGGTGTTTCGCTGTCTACTTTCCAAAACAAAACAGGTATAGATTTCACACGCTTTTATGATGTAATTTTTGATGAATTCATTCCGCAAAAAGGTGACAGACCTATAAAAAATGAATTCCAGGCGTACAAAAATATCATGGAAGTGCTGTTCAGAAATAGACCTGACTCGGAAACGGAAAAAATAAGAACGTGGTTTTTTGGAAATTCTAACGCTATTATGTCAAATATCCTTATCGGATACAGACTTATCCCTGACTGTTACAAAGCAGTAAAAGAAAGAACTGAAATTACGCAAGTAGATAGGTGTGAGACAACACTTATACTTCCGTTCAAATCTCCTATTTCTGAGAAAAAGAGACAAAACGCTTTTTACAGAAATCTCCCAAAAGGCAGAGCAAAAATGGAACTTGATAATGAATTTATGGATCTTGAAGATGATAGAATACGACATCAAAACTTAAAAGAGTATACGCACGACATGAAAACACCTTTGTTTTCAGTTTGGCTTCATAAGTCAGACTTTAAATTTTACGTTACTAAACCGATGAAAGCTCATTGTGACGATGTTTTTGATGCTTCGCCATCATCACTAGAGAGGTGGCAAACCAGTAGTAAAAAGTATCTAAAACCAATGTTTATTAGTGGTGACATAACATTTTCAGACTATGAAACACAGTGCGACTTTTTAGCATCTTTTGATTGTGTATCATGGTATGATATTCTATAAAGTTGTAATTGACAAACAATTATATAAATGATATATAATAAATAGGCGGTTGCACTATCCAAACACTAGCCAGTGTGTGCGAGTCGGGGACGACAGACAGACCGCCTATTACTGCTGTATAGCGTAGATGGTTAGCGTAGGTGACTTTGAATCACAAGGTAACAGTTCGATTCTGTTTACAGCTGTCAACAAATAAAGAAAGAAGGTTAAAATATGAAAATTGATGAGATTTTGAAGCTTGTAAATGCTGGATATAGTAAAGATGAAATTGCAGCGTTTGACGTTGCAGCAGAACCAAAGGCAGAACCAAAGGCAGAACCAAAGGCAGAACCAAAGGCAGCCACAAATGATTTTGACTATGACAAGTTTGCAACAGCACTTGTAAAAGCGCAACAGCTTGCAAATGGCAGAAACAATTTTGGCGGTTCAAACGATAAACCAGATATTAGTAAATTTTTCTAAGGGGGTATAAACAATGGCAAATCTTACATATACACAAATTGCTCCATTACTTACGGAAATGTATAACCAGTATACTGGCAGAACGTCTGCTCAAAATTTAACTTTTGGACAAATGCAAAATACATTTAAAATGGGCTTTGATCGAGAAGATGATAACTTGTATCAAATCATTCCTACTGTACTTGCAAAATCAATTTATTCTATTCGACCATATTCACGAAAACTTTCTGGTATGGTTTGGGATGATCAACGCTATGGCAATTATATTAGAAAGTTTACCCCGATTGTAAACAAATCTGAGGTTGACAATGATGAATGGAATATCAATGTTGAGCTTGCTAAAGATGAGGCAAGTCAAGACTGGAAAGCAGGAACAAAGCCAGTAAAGTATGATGTACTTCTTACAATCGCAAGCGGTGGCCAGACTTTTGCAAGAAAGTATACTATTTATAAGAATCAGATCAATGCAGCGTTTGATTCTGAGTCAGGCGTGGCAGCTTATTTCTCCATGCTTATGACTGAATTTTCAAATGTTTACGAGATTGATCTTGAAAATAGGTCACGAGCCCAACTTGCCAACCTTGCAATTATCCTTGCTGACGCTGGTAAAGCAACACCAACAAGCGGCAATATGTGTAAAAAAGAGCAGGTTTTTCACGCATTAACAAAGTATAACACTGAGACAGGGCTTGCAATGACGGCAAAAACAATCATGAACCCAGCTGATTTCCGTCCTTTTATGATTTGGTTATCGGCTGAGATGAAAACACTTAAAGAAAACCTTGCGGTGCGTGGCACTCGTTTTCATGGCGATTTTACTGACAAAGTTGTAAACCGTCATACTGATGCAGCAGACTTGCGTTTTTATCTGGTTTCAAAATTCGGAAATTACTTTGAGGCTAATGGTTCGGAATTTTTCCACCCTGAGAAAGCTGAATTGGGAGATTATGAGAAAGTAACTTTTTGGACGGATCCCAGCAATCCAATGCAAATCAAGGGTAGCGCTGAGGGAGTAAAACCAGATGGAAAGACAAAGTTTACTTTATCAAATCAAACAGTTGACAATGTCCTAGGAATTATGATGGATATTGATACGTTGGGAATTGTGCCGGTTGATCAATGGAGCGCGCTCGAGCCATTAAATGCAAGGTTTGGTTTTAGAAACGGTTGGAATCATTACACATTTAAGACTCCTGTTGACTTTACAGAGAATGCAATTTTGATTTTACTTGATTAAACAAAGGGGCTTCAAGCCCCTTTTCTTGAAGGGGGTACACATGGCATTTGAAGTTAAATTTGGAAAGTCAGACAAAAGAATAAATAGTACGAAAATTCCAACGTTTTCAGAAGGTGCATCTTGTGTACTTAAAAGCGGTACAAGTGTAGAAAATCCAACTTTCATTTTACAAGGTGTTGCACCTTTTGAGTGGAATGTTGCATACTGTGAAACTTTTGGAAGATATTATTTTATCAATGATGTTACATATGTAGAATCTACTTATGAAATTTCTTGCACTTGTGATTATTTGGCAAGTTATAAAGATGAGATTTTAAGTAATACTGCATATGTGGAAAGAATCGGTACTTTTTCAGAAAGAAATCCGTTTATCATTGATACAATTTTACCATCATCATGCAAGCCAGAAATTATGACAGCTAGTGCAGCGCTTGCAACAGACCAAACAGGATGTATTATAATTTGCACAGCGGGAAAATCAGGAAATGGTTTTATTGTTTTAACAGTTGCTAATTTTAATCGTTTATGCTCATATTTGTATACAGCAGAATACACAACTGGGTTAAACGATTTTTTACAGAATCCTGACGGAGTTGCTAAAGAGGTAGCGCGCCCACAAGACTACTTGCTATCAGCAACATGGCTGCCATTTTCACCCCCAGGCGGTACACCTGTTAATGTTGTGTTAGGATATGTAAACACTGGCATTCCTGGATGGCAACTTGCTACAAATAACACTTTCTCAAAAAGTGCGTCTATAACAGTTCCACGAACAGAACAAATGGCAGATGCCAACTATCCTTTTTTAAGATTTTCGCCATATGCACATTATATGTTACAAGTGCCATTTTATGGCACAATTCCACTTAATCCAAATTTAATAGGTGATACGTTACTTATAAATTACACTATTGATATATCCGGGGGGTGCGATATTTCTATTTTTAGTGGAGCAACACTTGTGGCGAGTTTAAATGGAAATTGTGGAGTTCCGGTTGGATATTCAGCACGTCAAACGAATATCATTGGCACGTCACAAGTAGAGCTTGCAAGTGCTATGCAATTTTCTGATAGTATACAGAAAAGTTTTTCATCTGCAATGGAAGTGGATGCAATGGGGGCAGCAAGCAATTTTATAAATGCAACAGCGGCTATAGGTAGTGGAATAATGTCTGGTTTACAAGCATCTGTACCACGTGTTACTAATAGCGGCGGTAGTGGTTCAATATATGTTAACAATTTGGTATATTTGGTATGTGAATATTATCCATTGATTGAAACAAATCTTTTTTATCAAGGGTATCCGTGTTGTAAATTTAAAACATTAAGTAGTATTAGTGGTTTTGTAAAATGCAAAAATGCTAATATAAAATGCAATGCAACCGCTGACGGAACAGCGGCAATTATCAACTATTTGAATGGGGGTATGTTTATAGAATGAAACCGATTGTATATAGTGGGTACTATGTGGGCGAAGGCGTATCAAGTCCGATTATTAACGAGTATGAGTCAAGGCAGAATCCAAACATGATTCATGTCAATAATACGTGGGACTACGCAACATACTTTCGTTACTTTTTGCAACGTGCTGAAAGTCTTATTATTTTTGATGGTATGCCGCAAAACTGGGCGAAAAATTACATATACCCTCTTTTGTTTTTAAAAGGAAACTTTTGTGTTATGAATACCGCAAGATTTGGCATCATTCCACAACACGGATCTCCGTATGGATTTGACGTGCAATATCAGCCTACAAACTATATTGTTGCCAACCCAGCTTTTGACGCTAGTTTTAATGGCGATTTAGTTATCGGGGAAGATTGCGAGATTGTAAAATTAGCACCTGATTGGTGCGGTATTGGCGATCTAATAAATTCATACGCGCAGCGTGTAGCGTTAACGCTCTCAAACTGTGACGTTGCTAGTGCACTTGCAAAGTTTGGTTTTATTTTTACGGCACGCAACAAAAGCGCAAGTGAGACTTTTAAGGCAGCTTTTGACGATATCATGTCTGGAAAACTTGCTGTTGTGATCAATCAATCACTTTTTGATAAGGAAACTGGTAGACCTCTCTACGAATATTTTAATAATGACATTGAAAAATGTTACAATGTTGTTAAAGCTGCATTGGAAAGCGTTGAACAACTCAAACACGCTTTTGATATGGAGATTGGTATTTATACAGCGCCTGAGAAAAAAGAGCGCATGATTACAGATGAGGTTGAGGAAACCAAAAACGCTGTAATGTCGAAGTGTGAGTTGTGGGTTGAGACAATTAACGAATGTTTAGAAAAGGTAAACGCACATTATAACCTTGACATTAAAGCACGTTTAAGGTATCCTATCAATAGAGGGGGTGAACAGCGTGAGAACAATTATACCACTAGCGACTCTGTATGACTATGATAATAGTATCTTTAACGATATCTATGTTAAAGGTTTGTCAAAAGATCAACTTATTGAACACTTTTTGTTATCATATGGTGATTTAACACCTGTTTATCAGGATCCCAAATATTTAAGACGGCACGTTACAAGTGTAGCAAGGTCTTTACAATGGACTATTGATCACTTGTGGGAAGTAACACAGCTTGAGTATAATCCTATCGAAAACTATGATAGAATGGAAAGTTGGACTGATACTGGGGGCGGTACTTTCCAAAAGGGAAAAGTTGATACAGAAGAAACGTTTAACAAAGGCAGCGTTACAACAACTTTTGGAAAAGTTTCCGACAGTACACATAAGGTTGCAGCGTTTAATTCTTCAACTCCTGAAGTTGCCAACACTGACAACATGACTGATAGCGGAAGTGATTCCCAGACTTTTGGCGCTGACACCTCACATGGAAGTGTTACTAATGGTTTGGATGAATCAACAACAAGCGGAAAACATGATGGAAGAATTCATGGAAACATAGGTGTTACAACTTCGCAACAAATGATGCAGGCGGAAATTGATCTGACTAAAGCTTACAATTTTCTTGATGAGGTATGCAAGCTTTATGCCGATAGACTTTTGATAGGAGTGTGGTAGAATGGAAATTATGAATACAATTGCGCAAATCGCACAAATGGTTGGTGTACCGTGTGTTTGCCTTGGCGCTGTAATGTGGTACGTAAACGCACTTGACGTTAGGCAGAGAGAAGAAAGAAAAACCTGGTATGAGAAGCATGACCAGGAAAGTGCAAAATGGGTTGACGCATTGAACAACAACACGAAGGTAATCACTGAGTTGTTGACAATAGTAAAAGATAAGGAGAATTAAGATATGATTTATGATATTCCAGATAAGAACGTGACATATATTGCTAAGGCAAGAGAGCTTTACAAAAACCGGGACAAGTACGCTTACCTTTACGGCGCGAAGGGGCAGAAGTGTACATCAGAGGTTTTTGAGGCTTTATGGAATGCAGAGCCAAATTATTTTAAAAAGTATAACGCTCAACAGAAAGCTCAAATCAAGGCTTTCTGTTTGGGAAAGACAGTGATTGATTGCAGCGGCTTTATTAACTTAGTCACTGGACAGTATATGTATTCAACTGCATATATAAACAGTTGTACAAATATAACGACTCCAGACAAGACAAAAGACGGAGATTTACTGTATACAACTTTTGGCAGCACTGGTAGGCACATAGGGCTTGATATAGGGCATGGATTTTTCATGCACTGCGGAAAAGAGCTTGAAACAATTTCTATTGGCGTTATTGATGGTTTTGGTTGGGAAAAAGGGGGTAGACTAAATGACAATTAATTACTACGGGAATATTGTAGATATTAAATTTGATGTGAATGATAGTAGCGGTGCGGCCATTACTCTAATTAACGGCTACTCAATCGAAGAAATGACAATCATTAATAACACCGGAATCTATGGTCTTATTTTTGGCGCTCCTATTACACAAACAACTGAAAATCTTCGCTTTCCACCTGTACATTCCAAAAATCCTAACGTTATTGCTCCCTTATTTGATAACACTAAAACCCAACGCTTTACTTTTATAATTACAAATTTGGCCAAATTCCCGATCCTAATTATTTTAAAAAAGCTTTTGAACCTATTCTTGTAACAGGTAGTGACGGTAAAGAGTATAACGTGATTCCATCAGATCAATTTAAGTAGGGGGTAGACAATGGCATTTTCTAATTTTCCTTATACGGATTTCCATAATTTAAATCTTGATTGGATTCTTGAAACGACTAAAGATTTAAATACAAAATGGGATGATTACTATAAGCAATGGAATAAATGGCAAGCAGATGTACAAAATTATATTGATAATTTGGACTATATCAAGGCAATTGACGATTATATGGACAACTTAAAGTCAAGCGGAGAATTGTCTGATATTATTGATACATGGTTAACCGACTATGGATTGATCACTATTGGCGACTCATATGGGGAAGGGTACACACCAGATGGCATGGTGAAACCGTGGTGCGATATCTTACATGAACAGTATTTCAGTGATGCTAGCTTTTACGTTAATAAAAGTTTAGGCGGTAGCGGATTTGGTGCGAATACTCACTTTTCCGCTCTGTTATCGCAGGCAATAGCAGGGCTTACAGATAAGCAAAAGAAGCAGGTGAAATATGTTGTTGTTGCAGGCGGTTGGAATGACCAATTTATTGAAGCTTCCCTTATCAATTCAGGAATTAAAGATACAATTGATTTAATGGCACAGTTACCAAATGCAACGCTTTACATTGGATGGATTGCAACACCTATCATCGGTTTTACTACGGTTGCAAAACAAAAGTCATACGATGACATTAAAACTTTATATGAAACTTACTGGGGAAAGTATAAGTTTTTGAGTGGTGCTGATAGTGCTTTACGTTGGACTGGTGTACTTGCTAGCGATAAAATCCACCCTAACGATAGCGGACAAGCTTCGATTGCAGATATGATTTATAAGTCAATGGGTGGGTATGCGGCATGGAATCGAAGTGGCGATTTTGCGCTTGATGGTGTCGACTGTACACTGAATGATTACAAAATGCCTGTTGTGTTGACTAATACCAACGCACATTGTAGCTTTAGGCATGTGGCAAGCTTTCTTGATTTGGCATTTAAACCTGCAAAGAATTTCACAAATGCCGCCGTCAAGGTTATGAGCCACAATCTTTCGTTTATAAATGCACAGAGTATTTGCAATTGTAATGCGATTATTCATGATAAGTCCGGTTATCATCAATGCATGGCTGTTCTTACTATCAATCCAAGGGATGCTACACAGTTAGATAGTGGTGCAATTTATCTCCGTTTGGTTGATATAAGCGGTAGTGGGTATGCTACTTTTACAAGTGTTGATGAGATACAATTATATGGTGTTGAGTTTAATATTCCATTGAGTTAAATAAAGAGGGGCTTAAGCCCCTCTTTTCTTATTTTCTTTCTATTGATATTACGGTAATGTAGCTACAAAACGGCAGTTTTGATATATATTCAACCGCATAATCGTTCGCCTGTCTTGCATTATATCCACTACATTCAACATATTCAATATTGATATCATCACTTTCCGTATTCAGAAAGGCTACTTCTACCAAATATGTATGTTTCATAGTTCTCATTTCTTTACTCCTTTACACTGATTATCTCATAACGTTTAGTATCTGAAAAGTTATTACACAATCTAAACTTTATCTTTGCAGCAAGTTCACTGTCTGCCTTACAGCTAAAAAAGTCATTTTCATTAGTATAGTTATCATGATATTGTATAATATACTGATTTTCTTGTAATATCTCAATTTCTATTTTTGTAAAAGTCCAACCTTGCCACATATAATTAGTAGCATAGGCAAACGCTTCCTTAAAACTTTTAGCTTTAATAATGTCACAATCGTGCTGATAATCGTTTTCTGCATCAAATCCCCAAACACCAACTGAATAAATCATTTTATCACCCCCCTCACGAGAAAATCAAGTGATGATTTTACTGTTTCCATAAGTTGAATTTCTGCTATTGTATCGCTTGTTGCTGTGCAATCGTAGATATACGCATACATTTTCATAATGTCATTATGAAAAAACGGCGTTTCTAAAATTTTATCCTTACTTTCTTGTAAAAGTCTATTTTTCTTTGTCTGTGTTAAATTATCCATGCTAAACCTCACTTTCTATTTTTCAACATTTCTTCCATAATTTCTACAATTGCATTTACTTCATCGTCATACAGATTATATTCTAACTGAATTTCTTTTGCGTCTTTTGAAGTCCAACCACCGGCAATTAAATTGCTAGCGATATGCTGTAAATCTGAAATATTAGCTGTCATAATTTCCTTCTTTCTTCCCGTGTAGCCGATAGAACAGCTGTGAAATTTACTATTTTAATGTGGTGCGTCCGTATCTACGTGATTTGATGAAGCTAGTTGCTTTTTCATCTGATGAAGACCATAAGCCACATTCTACATTACACATAGATATTTTTGAGTCGAGAAATCTTGTCATATATATTGTTGTTCCTCTATAGCATATATCATCTGCAATTACTTGTTTGAATCTCCACCATCGAGTTTCATAAGTTGCCGCTGTTTTGCATGTATGCAAGTCGTTTACCGTTTTTATAAGCTCTTTATATATTTTAAAATATCTCTGCCTTTTTTCATCCAACATGTCAATGTCAATGTTAGCTAGTGTTGCAAGACTAACATGATGCCATTCAGGATTGCTTTTTGCTTTCATTTGTTTATGTACCTGTTCACAATCATGAATAAAATTCTTATGCGCTTTAATACAGCTATCTGATTTGTAGTTATAATTGCAATGTACAAAAGGCGAGACAATACAGCATGTGTTTTGATTTGGGCAATAATTGATATCTTCAATTTTTGCAATTATTGTCTTGTTTGGCTGTAAAGTATCTGTATCAAAATATTGCTCTTGTTCTTTTACTGTTTTGCAATCCTCAAAAACATCATTACCACGTGCGCATTCGGCATTTTCTATGCAATCTTCTTCGCAAAAGTCTGGGCAATCTGTGCATTCTTTTGCAATGCCAGCCTTGACAACATCTTCAGATGTATAATCAGCGTAGTGCTTTTCTGAGGTTTCTACTGTTTCTAAACAGATGTTATTATCTCTAACATAATGTAATAAATCAACGTAAATATCACTTATAACATCTTCTTGATTGCCGCAAGTACCGCGCGAGTTGATAATATAATTCTTTGAATCAGACGATAAAGCAATACTGTAAACAATAACATTAAATGGCGCTACACTTACCGATAAAATAAATGGAATACCATTATAGTTGATTGCGAACACATTGTCTATACGTGCACATACTATCAACCCCTTTTCATTATATTTATTTCTGATAATTCTTTCTGCCTTATTC